GGAACTTTATGATTTCCTTGAGCATGAGCATCTGCCAATTACTGAGGATGGATGCTTTCTAGCATATAAGGCTGTTCGTAGTGATTATATGGACAAGTATGCTGGAAAGTTTCGTAACAAGGTTGGCGATATTTGCAAGATGACCCGATCAAAAGTTGATGATAATCGTGGTCGCGGTTGTTCTCAGGGACTTCATGCTGGAGCATTGAACTATGTTGCTGGTTACGGCAGCGTCGATGCTGGTGACCGTATTGTTATTGTGAAGATTAATCCTTGTGACGTTGTTAGCGTTCCTAGTGATTGTAATTGTGAGAAACTTCGTACTTGCCAATATGAAGTTGTTGGAGAGTATCAAGGCGAACTTCTCAAGCCTCTTTATTCATCTAACTTTGCCGAAGATGACTATAATGACGATGAGGATGATTATGATCATGAATATAATTGGGCATGGAACGATGATGAAGAAGATGTGGATGAAGATTACTATGCTGATGCTGACGATGAAGATGAGGATAATTACGACGATCAGTATTGATCGTTAAAAGAAAATGGAGTCTGGTGACTAAGATCATAGCCTCTGGTTGGGAAACTCGACAAACGCTATGTGAGAAGGTTCGATTCCTTCCCATTTTTTAAGAGATAATTCAATGCACGAAGATTATGACGACAATGAATATGATGAAGATGATTATGACTATGATCATCCATCATTAAATCCTTATCATTATTACTTTAAATTTGATGTATCGGCTGATAGTCCGCTGTCAAAATGGTTAACTGATATGTTTAATGATATAGATTGGAATCAAATACCTTCTATGCCATTAAATAGTGTTCCTGGCTTTCCGTTTGTTTCGTTACCTGTGAATAGTTGGAATCCCGATACTGGCAAGGGTAACTCCTTCCAGTATTTGGGATCCAATTATGCTGGTAGTCCAATATGGAAAACCAAATACTTTGCTATTGATAAAATTAACATAGAATATAAATTACATCTACAAACTCACGCTAAACATTTTGTTAGTCAACCAACCTATTACAATGGATTATTCGATATCCTAAATTAAGAATATTATGAGTAAAGAATTTTTTATTATCAACAACTTAGAAGATTTTGTTAATGCGACTAGGCGATTAGTGTTTAAAAACTTTGGAACAAATCCCGATGAGGATCTAAATTTAGAAGATATAATCACAAATTCATCTCCACAAGATGAATCAGAAATGAATAATGTTCTATCTTATTCCGAATCATGCTCAATAGTAAAATCTTTCATAAAAAAACAAACCAATAAAAAGACAAAAGAAAATAGATATGTTTTAGACGAAGAAATTTATATGTCTATTGTAATGTCTCTAAATGATAGGCTTGTGAGTAATATACTCAATGGTTTAGTAAACAAAGGTTTGGTCGAAACAGCATATGATGATAAAACAAATGACTTTGTATTTTGGATAACAGATGAGTATAAAGAAAACATCAAAAAAGATACAGAATCGCCAGAAACCGATTGAATACGATATACATTTAAACTATGTATGTAAACAATGCGGTCAAAAGCATTGGTTATCAATTAATGAAGCATCAACTAAAAAATTTAAAGTTGTGTGCGATTGCGGACATATATTTGGTGTTAAAAGAGTTACGGGTTTTAAACTCATATTTCATAAAAAAACTACTCCTCCTATAAAACAAATAGAACAGGAGCAAAAACCCATTGATATGAAACCTAAAGTAGAGATTATACCGAATGAATTACTAGATCAAATTGTTCCAACGCTCATTACTTATGGTTTTACAAAAAAAGAAGCAATAGATATGTCAAAAACATCATATTCTAAATGCCCACAAAACGACGCTATTGGTTTAGTCAAACAAATATTGGAATCACTAAGGAGTCAGAATGTCAACTAATGTAATCAGACCATCAAAATTTGAACATATTATCGGCCAAACAGATGTTGTCAATCGCTTAAAAATTATGGTGTGTGGCTGTTTAAATACAGACAGTGTGATGCCTCATGTTTTAATAGACGGCCCGCCGGGGCTAGGTAAAACAACCATAGCGAGTTCTATAGCCAACGAACTCAATACTAATTTATACACTCTCAATGCCGCTAGTATTCGGAGTATTAAAAATCTTCTACCATATCTCATGGGCATAGCCCCAAGATCAGTTTTATTCATAGATGAAATTCATAGATTACCTAAAATAGTAGAAGAATTTCTTTATCCTGTTATGGAAGATTTTGTACTCAACATTACTGTAGATTCCAAACCAGAATCTATAGATCTTCCTATGTTCACATTGGTTGGTGCGACAACTAGTGGCGGAAGTTTGAGTCAACCATTCTATGATAGATTTACAATAAAAGAGCATTTATCCTTTTATACTACAGATGATTTAGCCAAACTAGCAGGATTGAACGCAAAAAAGTTCGGACTAATGTTACAAGATAATGATCTATTGGAAATAGCGAAAAGAAGCAAAGGCACACCGCGAATTCTTAATGCTAGACTACAATGGTACAAGAACTACACCGCATTTTGTAAAAATAAAAACATAGATATTGATGAAATTTTTAATAGTCAGGGTATTGATAGTAGAGGATTAGATGTCTATGATAGACTATATTTAGAAGTATTACAAAAATCTAGAGGAAATCCGCTAGGACTTAAAAGTATATCTTCGATGACAGGAATTGCAATAGAAACAATCGAGAACAGCATAGAACCATACCTAATAAGAGAGAAGTTTGTTATTAGAACTCCAAAGGGTCGAATCATAGGAGATAAAAAATGAAATCAATATTATTAGGAATGATAATATTCTGTTTTTTAACTATTACACTAAATGCTGAACCTCCTGTTTTTGTACACGATATGTTGGATGCTATAGCATTATCAGAACACTCTAATAAACAAATATTGGTTGTGTTTACTGCCGATTGGTGCAAACAGTGTCAAGTGATGAAAAAAGATATTACCGATAGTCCGGACATGGTTAGTGATACAATAGTCTGTTATTTGGATCTTGATTCTAATAAAGAACTAGCAAAAGAATATCAAGTAAAAACTATTCCTGATTATTGTATTCTTAGAAAAAGAATTCAAATTAGAAGAACTCGTGGATATACAACCAAAGAAAAATTTATAAAGTGGTTTCAAAATGACAGATAATACTATTATAGTTCTAATACTTTTAGTTCTGAATTTTTTTGTTTTTGTTTTAGGATTATTGTGCGGGAGAATTTTTCTATCTGTGCAAAGCCATAATCAAACACAATCTTTCTTTCAGCAGAAAAATAAAACAGCACAAAACAATATATCTATTGATGATACAAGATACGTTGTTGATATCAAAACAGATAATCTGGAGAAAAAATATGATAAGTTGGGCGACACCACACAATCAACCGAGCAGATATCATCTTCTATCAATAAACTAAAAAATCTTAAAAAATAGGCTATTTGTGGTGTAAATAATTATACCAATATTCATGAAAGGGTAAATTATGTCAAAAGGTTTAGATGTCGGAACAAGTTTTATAGTATTATCAACACACATATCCGATGGTACTGTTGAATATAAGGATTTCAGGGATGCCTTTTATATAATCAAACCCACTACGCCAGTTGCTACAAAAATGATTGAAAAAGGTCTTGCTGGTAAAGTCTTTATCAAAGATAGCGACGGTAGTTTTATCCTCTTAGGCAAAGATGCCATTGAAAAAGCCATAGAACGTAATGATACCGCTAAAAGACCAATGTACAAGGGCGTAGTGTCCTCAAAAGAAAAAGACGCAAAAAGAATACTGGCATTTATTTTAAAAGAAGTAGTCGGCACAGCATCAGAGCCAAATGAAAAATTAGCGTTCTGTATTCCTGCACAACCAGTAGACCAAGAGGATGAAGATTTTGACGTTGGTTATCATGAAGATGTTGTTAAAACGATTTTATCAGAATGCGGATATAATGCTCGTGCTATTAATGAAGCCGAAGCATTATGTTATGCGGAATTAGAGAATGACGAATATACCGGCATTGCTATTAGTTGCGGGGCTGGAATGACTAATGTTTGCGTAATGCTAAACGGCGAACCAACCGTTGTCTTTAGTACAACAAAATCTGGAGATTGGGTTGATCGTATGAGTGCTGTAGCCACCGGAGAACCAGACAGCGTTGTTCAGGCAGAGAAAGAGGGCGGTGGTTTTAAAATAGGTGAGCCCAATGAAAATCCAATTTTAGGTGCCGTGTCCGCTTATTATGATAGATTAATTGATTATACCACTAAACAATTATCTATCGCATTGAATGGTCACAAATCTTTACCTAAATTTAAAAATCCTCTCACGATAGTTATTGCTGGCGGAACATCTCAAGCAGAAGGATATATTGAAAAATTTGCTGAAAAATTAGTAGCAAATAATTTTCCATTAACTATTAAAGAAGTAAAACATGCCAAAGATCCGCTTCATGCAGTATCTAAAGGATGTTTGAT